TTGTCAATACTTTTTTTAAAATAATTACTATTTATTTTTAAAGCCTTGTAAGACTGTTAGATATTAAATAAGGGTAGCATAAGGGTAAACAATTAAATTGCTCTTGTAGGCTCTTAGAATTAGTTTAAGAATAAAAAAAAGCCCGAGATTAATCGGGCTATAAAACTATTGAAGTTTTTAGGGGGTTATTAGATTTCCATAACTATATCAACAAAATCATTTTCATATTGTGGGTCTATATCTTTTTCTAAATACCAAATTTCTCTAGTTTCTTCTGTATTAGGACAATTAATAGTTACTTTTGCATTTGGATTATAGTCTTTTAATATCCTAATTAATTGATTTACTTTCATTTATGCCACCTCTTTTAAATCTATAATATCTTTTATTAATTCAATATTTAACTTTTCTAGTTTCTCAATACCTATATTTTGCATTAGCCATCTTTGAACTTGTTGAGATGTGCAATCATAATCTAAAGCATTGTATTCTAAAAATGCTTGAATAACTAAAGCCCTTAATTTTTTATCTGTTGTTGCTTCGTTATATCTTTTTTCCCATTTATTATAAATAGTTTCCCCATAGTCCCCATTTATAAAAGCTGTAAAATATCTTCTTACAACATGATTAGAATTATTTAATAACTCATCAAAGTCATTAAAATCATTTCTTAATTTTTCTTTATAATCCATAATATATTTTCTCCATGTTTAAATTATAGTTATCTTCTACCACGAAAAGCCCAAATTAATGAGCTTGTTATCGTGGTTAATTAATATTATATATTACTTAGCATTCTGTCAATTTCATTTAATTGATTTGATGATAAGTTATTTAATACATCATCATTAATAAGTTTAGGATTATAAAATGCTAAAGGCTCATTAATCATCTTTTTAATTTCTTTAGGTAATAAAGGAAATCTAGTTATAAATCCCGTTGGCTCAATTCTAAAAGAGCCTGATTTTTTACAATTAAATTTACCAGTATCATCAAAATTTCCTTGAAACTTCCAAACAGTTCCAGTTATTGCTCCATCATAGTTTTCTTTTCCTACTTCAAAAAATCCGTTGGGAACAGTAAAGTCTATAATGTCGCCACTTTTTGTTGTTGGTAATTGATTAGAATATTCACTTTGTAAAACATTGTTAATATTTTCTAATGTATCACCAGCCTTTTTGCTACAAGAATAACTCATAATTTTTTACTCCATGTTTAAATTACTATCTAATATTAAATCATATTATCAAGATAATCAAGAACTATTTTTACTATTTTCTCTGGTTATAATGTATTATAAAGGCTATGAAGTTTACAAAGTATGACACTTTGTATGACACTTTATTGATTGTTTAGGTTGTGAAGATTGTGAAGTATGAAACTTTTACTGTATGAAATCCCGACATCAAAACTTTATAATCTTTGTAAACTAGAAAAACTTTGGTGTGCTTTCCCTAGATTTTAAAGGCTATCAAGTCTTTAAAGTTATCCACAGGTTATCCCCACACTTTAAAGTCTATGAATAACTTGTGGATAAACTGTTAATACTTCGGAGCTTTCCTAGTCTATGGGGTAGGCAGGAGCCACCCACCCCCTCCCCCTATATATATGTAATGATTACACAAAATTACAGAAAACTACCATTAACCAGATAGGGCTATCTAGTTTACGACCCGGCTATATAAACTTCAAAACCTTTTAAGGACTAATTAGATTTAATATAGGGGTATTGGACTCCAAAAACTTTATAGTCTTTAGAGTGTTTATTGGTAAAAGGGGAAAGTAAAGAAGTACCAGATAGGTACTATTTGAACCCGGGAGGGCACAATGTTATTATATACCTCAAATCGCATTTTGTCAATACCTTTATAGAAATATTTTAAAATACTTGACAAAACTGGTTTATAGGTATATACTATTAAACATGGCTATACTTCCAAGCATAGATAATAATAATCGTAAAAGAGAACTAACAGATAAGCAACAGGCTTTTCTTACTAATCTTGTAGAAACACAAGGAGATGCTAAGAAAGCTGCAGAACTTGCTGGGTACTCTTCACACTATCATCATGTGGTAAAGACTTTAAAGTCTGAAATACTTGAGCTTACTCAAGAAGTATTAGCTAATTCTGCACCTAAAGCAGCGTTTAAGCTAGTAGAGATAATGGATTCTAAACGACCTATTATCCAAGCTAACAATAAACTCGCTGCTGCTCAAACTTTATTAGATAGAGTAGGTGTAGGTAAAGTAGAACGAGTTGATGTTAATCATAATGTTAATAGTGGTGGTATATTTTTAATGCCAGATAAAAAACCTTTAGATTTAACAGATGGAGATTATGAAGAACTATCTGAATAATGTATTGGAATTTTGTAAAGCTTATCCGTTTATGGCTGCGTTAGTATTTATTTGTGGATGGTTAATAGGACTGGGATTAAAAGTATGAAAATATTTTTAACCGAAGTTATCAAAGATAATCAACCTTTAATAGGACCATATATAAAAGCAGAGAATATGAACAAAGCTATGGAAATAGCTGATATGTATGCTTTAACTATTATAGGTGAACTACATGAATTAAGTTATACATTACCAGAACAACAGGAGACTATACACTAATGGCACACGAAAATAGAAAAAAAGCTTTATTAAAAAAGCATGGATTAGCAGGAGTTAATAAACCTAAAAGAACTCCGGGTCATAAAACTAAATCGCATATGGTGTTAGTTCAAGATGGTCATACTTTAAAGTTAATTCGTTTTGGACAAAAGGGTGCTAGTACTGCAGGTAAACCTAAAGCAGGTGAATCTGCTCGTATGAAAGCCAAGCGTAAAAGCTTCAAAGCTAGACACGCTAAAAATATTGCTAAAGGAAAAATGTCTGCAGCTTACTGGGCTGATAAGGTTAAATGGTAGTTGAAACAACTATGGTAAAATTATTTAATAAGATACACAAGTTTATGAAGTGTGGAAGAATAAATAAAGTTTGGAAGATGTTTAAATAATGGCATATTCTCAAAAAGTAGTTGATAGGTTTGAAAGTGTTTTAAACAACCCAGCAAAACATTCTGTTGGAAGGTTTGACCCTAAAGACCCTAATGTTGCTACCGGCATGGTGGGTGCACCTGCATGTGGGGATGTTATGAAACTCCAAATTAAATTAAACAATGATATTATAGAAGATGTCAAGTTTAAAACATATGGATGTGGAAGTGCTATTGCATCATCTACTATGTTTGTAGATATGCTCAAAGGTAAAACTATAGCAGAAGCTAAACTTATTAAAGATAAAGATATAGCCACAGCTTTAGAATTACCTCCAATCAAGCTACATTGTAGTGTACTAGCAGAAGATAGTATACGCCATGCAATAGAAGATTGGGAACAAAAACTAGAAAAAAGAAAACATAATTATTACAAGGAGTAAACATATGGAAATTTTTATTGCAATTATTGTTATGTCAGTTGCTACAGTTATCTTAATGAATAAGATGAAGCCTAACTGGATGACTAAAATAAAAACTATGATAATGAAAAAAATGAAATAGTATGCCTCAAATAGGAAACGATGAAAATAAACAAGTAGTCTTTAGAAAAAGTATTTATGGTAAAAGAGATAGCTGGGGTGGCAAAGGTGCTAGACCTAGAGTAAATGTTTTTTCAAAACAATACCAAGATAACTGGGATAAGATTTTTAAAAAGAAAGGAGTAAATAATGCCAAGAAAAAAGACAACGACTAAAAAGAAAAAGTCAACTGTTAATAAAGCTGGTAACTATACTAAGCCTACTATGCGTAAGAGGCTTTTCGAGAAAATCAAAGCCGGTTCTAAAGGAGGTAAGCCCGGACAATGGTCGGCTCGTAAAGCCCAGCTCTTAGCAAAAGAATATAAAGCTAAAGGTGGTGGATATAAATAATGCCAAGAAAAAAACGAGACCCTAAAACAGGAACAGGAAAAAAACCCAAAGGAAGTGGGAGGAGATTATATACAGATGAAAATCCAAAAGACACTATCAGAATTAAATTTAAAACTGCAGCAGATGCAAGACAGACTGTGGCAAAAGTTAAAAGAATTAAAAAACCTTTTGCTAGAAAAATTCAAATACTTACAGTTTTGGAACAAAGAGCAAAAGTTGCCGGTAAAACGCAACAAGCGAAAATCGCCAAGCAAGGCAAAGAAGCAATAAGGAAAAAGCATGGCACTAAAAAAGTCGCAAAGAAGTCTTAGAGCTTGGACTAAACAAAAATGGAGAACGAAGAGTGGAAAGAAGTCTTCGGAAACTGGAGAAAGGTATCTTCCTGAAAAAGCTATTAAGGCATTATCATCTTCTGAATATGCTGCATCAACAAGAAAAAAAAGAGAAGATACTAAAAAAGGAAAACAACATAGTAAGCAATCAAAGAAGACAGCAAGAAAAGTTAGAAAATATAGAAAGGTAAATTAAATGTTTATTCCAGATAATTACATAAGAAGAACTTCATCAACTGTTCCATTTGGTTATGAGTTAGATGCAGACTTTGAAGGCTATTTAAAACCTATACCTGAAGAGCTTACCATCCTAAAAGATGTAGCAGAAGCTGTTTTTCATGGTGAAATAAGTTTAGGTATTGGAGTAGATTGGCTAGAAGCAGAAACTGGTAAGGGTATGTCAAGACCCGGTTTAAAAAAATATGTAGATAAAGTCTATGGTAGATAAGAAAAAAAAATCTACAAAAGACTTGACAAATGTCTCAAATGACTCTATAATAAAGGAACATAAGCCTACTGCAAAAAAAGTAGGTAGACCTAAAAATAGTGAACTCTCTAGTGTTAAGTTAGCATTACAAGCTAAGAAAAGATTAGAGACTAAATCTAAAAAGGTTAAAAAGCTAACAAGAAGTTTAGCTAGAGTTAAAAAAGAAGTAGAACAAGAAGAAAAAGTTTTAACTTCAAATGTTTTAACAGAATCAGAAACAAAAGTATTACCTGATTCTATTCAAGAACATTTAGATACTACAGGTTCTTATGTGGCATTTATGCCCAACGAAGGACCACAAACAAATTTTTTAGCTGCTTCCGAAAAGGATGTTTTATACGGAGGAGCAGCAGGTGGTGGTAAAAGTTTTGCAATGTTAATAGACCCATTGCGTTCT